AGAGAGAACGACAAAGAAAGAAGAGTTTATGATTGTCTTTGATACTATCAAGAAACAGTATCGTAATATCAATCTCAAGACTCTTGATTGGATTCGTTTCAATGGACAGATGTATACTGTAGAGTTACAGTACAATAAGAATCAAATGAAACTTACACCAGTAGTAGGGCTTGATGATGAATAGAGATCCACAAGAACGACTTCTTCACGGGCGTTATGTCTTTGAAGGTGTACCTAATACAGATGAAGGCGAAGAGTTCTTTCAGAATGTTAGAAAGTATCTTAACAGTCGCACTAACCAAAGAGTTGTAAGAAGATGGAGAGGTCTAGGTAATTGGAGTCACTCTATTAATGGCGACCAAGCAGACAGTTTTGTTATCTACATAGATGAACGCTAAATGTAGACACAAAAGATATTGGTATGAACAAATGGTAAAACCCAAAGCTAGCTAGAGAGGTAGTGTTCGTATCAGGGGGCAGGTTAGTCGTTCCTGTCCCCATTTTTACTTGACATAAAATAAAAACTATGCTATAGGTTTCACATGAATTACGCAGATCAGATAGAAGTTATAAAAGATTTAGGGTTAGATGAAGGGCAGTCCGTGAGAATGGATTGCCCTTTTTGTATGCGTAAGCACACTTTTTCAATCAGCAAAGAAGATTCAAAAGTATTATGGTATTGTTTCTCTGCCTCTTGTGATGCCAAAGGTGCGTACTACACAGAAAAAACTATGCATGATATAGAACATTTTATCTATCAAGATAAGGATAAAGTAGATGTAGATTTTATCGTACCAAAAAATTTTATATCTCCACACTCCAGTAATAGATGTCTCAGATACTTGATGAACAATAATTCATTTACAGCTTTCAATACTAATAAAGCAGATGTGAGGTTTGATCCTGCACTAGATCGTGTAGTATTTATGGTGCATGATGATGAAGACAAGATCATTGGAGGTGTGGGCAGATCTTTAAATTACAATGTGCTGCCAAAGTGGTATGTATATGGCAGTAAAAAATACCCATTCATTTGTGGTGGTGGAGATACTGCAGTGATAGTAGAGGATTGTGCATCAGCATGTGCAGTATCAGATAACTTTGCAGGACTAGCATTAATGGGTACAAGTTTACCACAAGAATACACAACAGTAATAAAGAAAAGATTTAAGAATGTTATTGTAGCATTAGATAGAGATGCAACAACGAAAGCATTTGACATAGCAAGAGAAGTAGGTATGGTAGCACATACTAGAGTTGTCATGTTAGAAGATGATCTAAAGTATTTTAAACCAGAAGAGATAAAGGAAATGTTATGCAGGAACGACAATTAATTAAGTTACTACTTAAAAAAAATTTTTACGAAAGAAACAAAGGCAAAGTATCTAAGACTACATTTACCAATGGACTTGGTAACTTTTATTCTACAATAGAGAAAGCACACAAAGATTACGAAGAAGATCTTACAATAGATGAACTGATAGATTTACACACAGAAAAATATAATCCTGCATTGACACGAGCTGCGAGATTAAACTTTGAAACTCTTGTACAAGAAATAAAAGATGAGCAAGAGCCAAATGAATCTGTTGCCACAGATATCATTGAAGCAGTATACAAAAGAAATCTTGCACACAAGGTGGCAGTTATAGCTACAGATATATTTAATGGGCAGGACAAATCGTTTAATGAAATCAAACAGTTACTAGATAATACGGATGAAGATACAGATGAGCACGAATCAGTTACGGAGGACATACCAGAGTTATTAGAATCTTTAGATGTACAAACTAAGTTTGAATTTAATCTACCAAGTTTGCATGAACAAGTTCCAGGCATTGGTCCAGGTAATTTAGTTATTGTTTTTGCAAGGCCAGAGTCAGGCAAGACTGCATTCTGGGTTAATCTTGTTGGTGGGCTAAAAGGATTTGCATCGCAAGGTGCAAAAGTGTGTGCGTTAATTAATGAGGAACCTGCAATCCGAACTCAGATGAGAGTAATTAATGCGCACACAGGTATGACACGAGATGAGATTACCGATAATTTAGATTTAGCAAAAGAAAAATGGAAGGAGATAAAAGATAATGTTAAACTTATGGATACTGTTGATTGGACTATTGATGACGTTGACAGTTTTTGCAGTAGCAACAAACCTGACATCCTCATTATTGATCAGTTAGATAAGGTAGGTGTGTCTGGTAACTTTACAAGAACAGATGAAAAACTTAGAGCAGTATATACTGGAGCAAGAGAGATAGCAAAACGACATGAGTGTTGTGTGATAGCAATATCACAAGCATCAGCAGACGCACATGGTAAGACTAGAATATCTTTTGATATGATGGAGAACTCAAAGACTGGTAAAGCTGCAGAGGCAGATTTGATTATAGGTATTGGTAAGCATGGATCTTTAGATTCGCTTGATACTACTCGAGTTATGTGTATAAGTAAGAATAAGATATCAGGATATCACGGAGAGATAACTTGTAATATCGAACCACAACTTTCAAGGTACAGAGTATGAAGCTAACAGTAATTTCATTGGGTGCAGGTGTGCAGTCCAGCACTATGGCACTAATGGCTAACGAGGGATTGATAACCCCAATGCCAACATGTGCTATTTTTGCAGACACACAAAACGAACCTAAATATATATATGATTATTTAGATTATTTAAAGGGCATATTAAATTATCCTGTCTATACTGTAAGTAAGGGAGATATAAAAGCAGATATGCTAAAGCCTACAACTGGAGGTTATACATTTCCAACTGCACCTTTCTTTACTCTTAAAGGAAAAAAGAAAGGTATGGTCATGAGGCAGTGCACAAATTCGTATAAGATACAGCCAATAAGAAAAAAAATAAGAGACCTTCTTGGATTAAAAAGATATCAGCATGTAAAGAAAGATATGTTTGTTGAGCAATGGATAGGTATATCTAAAGATGAGATCATGAGAAAAAAAGACGCAAGAGATAAATTTATAACTAACAGGTGGCCTTTACTTGAGGAAAATATGAATAGACAAGACTGTATAGATTGGATGAAAGAGCATGGGTATAGAATGCCTGAAAAGAGTGCATGTAATATGTGCCCCTTTCATGATGACAGGTACTGGGCAAACCTTAAAAAAAATCATCCAGATGAATTTGCAGATGCTGTCGATACTGATATAAAAATAAGATCTTTAGGTAGAGACCCAGAGGCTAAGATGTTTATACACAGAAGCTGCACACCATTGTCTGAAGTTGTATTTGATACAGAAGAAGAACAGCCAGACCTATTCGATAATGTTTGCGAGGGCATGTGCGGAGTTTAGTAGAAAGTTTCATAGATGTTGGTAGTGGTTTTATATTAGCAACTGTATTGCAGTTACTAGTGTTCCCTTTTTTTGGCCTATATCCTAGTTTGACTGATAGTGCAGGAATTGCTATAATATTTACATGCATATCTATATTAAGATCTTGGATGTGGAGATTATTTTTTAGGACAATAAAATGATTTCAGTATTAGATGTAGAGACCAGCTTTCAGATTACAGATGGTAAGGTAGATCCTTTACCATTCAATCCTAACAATTGCTTAGTTAGCATTGGAGTCAATGATGAGTATTATTTTTTTAATCACAATCATGAAAACTTTGATATACAAGCTAATCACAAAGCAGTTCAAGATATACTAGACAAGACCACACTACTTGTTGGTCACAACATTAAGTTTGATTTAGTGTGGCTACTGGAGTCAGGATTTAAATATACTGGTAGATTGTACGATACCATGATAGGTGAGTATATACTACTTCGTGGATTGAGAAAGCCACTATCATTAAAAGATATATGTAAACGCAGAAGTATATCTCAGAAGTCAGATGTAGTAGATAACTACATGAAACGAAAGATATCATTTGAAGATATACCTGTGAGTATTATTGAAGAGTATGGTAGGCAGGATGTGGTGTCTACACGAGCTTTGTTTAATGCACAGATAGTAGATTTTAAAAAAGAAGGTAACAAACCCTTACTTAAATCAGCCAAAATGATGAATGAATTTCTACCAGTGCTTGCAGATATGGAAATAAATGGCATAAACATTGACCTAAATGCATTGAATGCTGTGGAGCAAGAGTTTAAAGAAGAGTTTGGCAGACTGGCACAGGAAATAAAAAAGATTATCAGAGAGAAGATGGGAGATACACCTATCAATCCTGCTAGCACAGAGCAATTATCTTGGTTAATCTACTCTAGAAAAGTTATAGATAAAAAAAAGTGGGCAGAGACATTTAACATAGGCATAGATAAATTTACCAAGAGAAAGAAACGCAGACCCACATTATCAAAGTCTAAGTTTAGAGATTTAGTAGCATTAAACACAAAAACAATTAAGCAGACATCAGCAGCACAGTGCAGTCACTGTGAAGGTAAAGGTTTAATTAGAAGATTTAAAGTTAATGGAGAACCATTTAAGAATCTTACAAAGTGTCCTCAGTGCAATGGAGAAGGAGTAATTTATCTACAACTTAACAGAACTGCAGGTTTTAATCAGATGCCTGTTGGTGTGTCAGAGGTAGCAGAGGGTGGGTTTAAAACAGATAGAGATACATTGAAGAAGTTATCTATGAGGGCGCAAGGAGATATGAAAGAGTTTGTTGATTTAATTATCAGATACAATGCCATAGATACATATCTAAATACATTTGTAAATGGTATAAGAGATCATGTAAATGAGGATAGTGTGTTGCATCCTAAGTTTATGCAGTGTGTTACAGCTACAGCAAGACTATCAAGTCGTGATCCCAACTTTCAGAACCAACCAAGAGGTAATACTTTTCCTATTCGTAAAGTTATATCTTCCAGGTTTAAGGGTGGTAAGATTATGGAGATAGATTTTTCACAATTAGAATTTAGGACTGCTGTATTCTTAGCACAGGATAAGCAGGGCATGAAAGATATCGATGATGGTGTAGATGTACATCAGTTTACCGCAGATACTATTGGGGTAAGTAGGCAAGATGCAAAAGCACATACATTCAAACCTTTGTATGGTGGCATGTCAGGTAGTGATAGTGAGAAAAGATACTACAAAGCATTTCTTGAGAAGTACAAAGACATAGCAAAGTGGCATGAGACTTTACAAAGTACAGCTATAGAGTTTAAGAAAGTAAAGCTACCATCAGGTCGTGAGTATTCATTTCCGTATGCACAAAGACAGGCATGGGGTGGCTCTAGTTACTCCACACAGATAAAGAACTATCCAGTTCAAGGTTTTGCAACTGCTGATATAGTACCCATAGCATGTATCAATGCTTACAAAATGATGAGAGATAAGGGTGTAAAAAGTTTATTAATAAATACTGTGCACGATTCCATAGTTGTAGATGCACACCCAGATGAGGTAGAATTAATGACTGATCTACTAGACAAAGCAACTAGAAATGTTATTGATTCTTTGTATGACTTTTATAAAGTTGAGTTCAATGTACCACTTGACACGGAGCTGAAGATAGGCGATAATTGGTTAGAAATGAATGAAGTTTCTTTAAAAAAGGAAAGGATAGTAATGTGAAAAAACTAGAAAGATTTATATTTAGCCTGTTTGATTTGTTAGTATTTTTGGTAATATTTATATTAGTAATTATTAATATAATTACTTGACATTTATGGTAAATTGTGATAGGAAGGAGGTAGTATGTCACAAATCTTAAAAGCATTAGTAGATCGTTATAACTCTCAGATATCTGAGGCAAAGGCAACGCTTGAAATTTACTTAAATAATTCTGTTGGTATTGGAGAACATCCCCAACATATTGATGAAGTAGATAAACAAATACAAAAGATAGCGTCCGCCAGAGATAATCTTATGGCGATTGAAGAGATAAAAGATATATAATTAATAATAAGGAGGTCGCATGACTAATAATGAAATATCAAACATAGATGGTCTGTCACAAGAACAGATTATGTCTATGATTGGACAAGAGAAATCTTCTACTGGTAACTTCTTACCGAAGCTAGCCATAAATAGATTTCCAGAAAATGATGATGGGGCAGAGGTACCAGTGGGATCATACGGTGTTTACGTTCCTGAATTAGATAGCATGGCTTACGGAAAGCCTGTTACATTTAGACCATTCATGAATGCATATCAGTACATGAAGTACGATGCAGAGAAGAATGAGTATAGCAACAGAAGTATAATCTTTAAGTCTTGGAAAGATGAGGCCATAGATATACAAGGTGGTGTACGCTGTGGCAAAATACCTGCAAAGGAACTGGCTAATCTTTCTGATGAAGAAAGAATGAAACAGAAAGCAATAAAGTGCTATCGTTTAGTTTATGGTCTAGTTTCTTTTAAAGGTAGCCTTCCAGGTGGAACTGATGCAGAGGTAACTAACTTACCTGTATTGTGGAAAGTAACAGGCAGTAACTTTAAACCTGTTGGAGAGGCAATAGAAAGTCTTAGACGCAGAGGTAAGGTGATGTTTAATCATACGCTTACACTTAAAAGTAAAAAGAAAAAGGCTGGAAGTAATGTATTCTATGTGTCTGATATAAGTGTAGACTCAGATGAAGTACAGTTTTCTGATAAAGAAAAAGAAATTCTTCTTGCTTTCCAAGATACTATCAACACAGAAAATGAGGAGATAGTAGAACTTTGGAGACAAGCCAAGAAAGCTGAACCTGTATCCGTACAGGCGGTAGAGGCAGAGTTTGATGATGATCCTATTGAAGTATTGTCGTCATGAGTTCGGACATCCTAGAAAAAGTTAGGGTGTTTTTGGAGGCTGCTAATAAAGATGCAGTCGAGGTATCCGATGACTTGATCACTCAGTTTGGTGACGCTTGCATGGAATCATTCCGCAAGCAATTCACTGACCAAAGAAATAAAGAGTTTGGTCTTAGAGCATCAAGCATCGGTAGGCCTTTATGCCAATTGCAGATGGAAAAGAAAGGTATTAAAGGTGAGTCGCAACCATATAATGTTAAAATGAGAAATTTATTTGGAGATCTTATAGAGCAAGCGGCAATGATTATTATGAAAGCATCTGGTGTAGAAATACAATCAGAGCAAACAAAGACTGAATATAAACTTGACGATGTTACTGTAAATGGTACTCTTGATGTGGAGATTGAGGATAAGGTATGGGATATTAAAAGCGCATCACCATGGTCATTCACTAATAAGTTTGGAGAGAATGGTGGCTTTCATGCAGTAGCAAGTGATGACTTGTTTGGATATCTAGCACAAGGATATATATATGCAGAGTCTAGACAAAAACCTTTTGGTGGATGGATAGCTATCAATAAATCAACTGGAGAATGGGCACTAACTGAGGCCCCCTTAGCTGATGATGAATACAAAGAACATGCATTGAGTACTATTGATAATAATATTAGAGCTATAAATTTAGATAAGAAATTTAAAAGATGTTTCAAAGCCGAAGACGAATACTTTAGAAAACAAAAAACAGGTAATAAAGTATTAGGAACGGCATGCAGTTTCTGCCCTTACAAGTTTCCTTGTTGGGGAGAAAACTTGCAGCTGCTACCACAACAGCAGTCGCAAGGTAAAAACCCCAAGTGGGTTTGGTACACTGAAGTCAATAATCCTAGGGTAGAGGACGATGGCTACTAGTGTACGCAGTCGAAAAGCCAAGGGGCGAAGGCTACAAAACTGGGTTAGGGACGTGCTATTAAGTACGTTCCCTAACTTAAAGAAAGACGAAGATATTTCTTGTGCTATCATGGGCGAATCAGGTATTGATGTTAAGTTATCTAGATTTGCACAAGGACTATTTCCATTTTCTATTGAGTGTAAAAACAAAGAAACATGGAAAGGTTTGTATGATGCATATGACCAAGCAATATCTAATGCTAACTTAGAGCCTGTTGTGGTATTAAAGATGAATAAAAGAGATCCATTGATTGTGCTTGACTTTAAAAAGTTTGTTGCTATAATCAAAGAATCAAACATGAAAACTAACTTAGGAGACTTATTATGATGGTTACATTTCCACAAGGAATAACTGATGAAGAAATAGAAACTTTATCAGAACAAGCACAAGAAGAGGTAGACACTGCCTTACATGACTTAGCAGTCAAAAGAAAAAAGTTAATAGAAGCTGGCGTGCCAGAAGAAGATAAAGAAATAAGAGAGCTTGATGCTCTGATTGAGGTTATATAATGGACTTTGATAAACCAATAGATATATTTCAATCTGTATCTGTAATTATAACGCCACATGATAAAGGATTTACATGTGGCATAATAGATCCAAAGTCACCTGATGATAGAGATGTGTGCTCTTACATAGCAAAAGGTTTGGTTCGTTTTGTTACATCAAATCCAGACCTCATATACGAAGAGGGTATGTATGGATTTAAAGAAGATGAGTCCGAACCAAAAGAAACGGACCTAGATAATGTTATAGATATTTTAACTTGGAAAAAAGGAGACTTACATTAATGACAACTCACTTAGTAATAGGAGACCCCCATTGTACACCTAGTGCTAGTAATGAAAGATTTACTTGGGCAGGACGAATGGCTAAAGACTTAAAGGTAGATAAAGTTATTTGTATGGGAGACTT